TCTGCTGCCAGATCGGCGGGCGTGACGATATCGGAATCGGTAAAGAGCACGAGCGTCCTTGGAAAAAAAGGAGCCAGCTTAGGCGCCGGGCGGGCGCGGACCTGGCTCCAGGGAAGAAAAATCTATACGAGCAGCGATCCCACGGTACTCGTGGGCGCTACGCCGCCCGCAACCCGGCTGAGGGCGTCGGCGATCTGGCGGAACTGGGCGACCGTTAAATTCTCGATCGGAATCGCAAGCAGAGCGGTCAGTGCGCTTGCGCTCAGTTGCGGCGAGACGCTGTTGTTGCAGGTCTTGGTCCCGGATGTACTGGCGGGCATGGAAGTCCTCCGCTATTGCTCGATCCAGGAGTGCACGGTCAGCGACGGCGAGGTGCCGTTGAGCTGCGTCACGTTCAGCCGGAACGCTCCGCCCGAGACGCCGAACTTGGAGTCCGGCAACTCGTACTTGCGCCAGGTCTTTTTGATCGACTGCACCTGTGCCTCGACCTGGCCAGTGACGTCCCAAACCAGGAGCGCATTGGCGCCGGTAAAGGCGTTGGTGGTGTCCTCGATCTGGAGGCGCGCCGTCGCGCCGGCGGTGAGGTTATCAACCTCGATCGCGAGCGTGTAATCGCCCGTCAGTGCCGCGACAGAGAGCCCGGCGGTAGGGGTGACCGCGCCCGTGGTGGTCACGGTCTGCGCGCCGGTGGTGATATCGGTAGGTAGTGCCATTGAATTGTGTTCCTCGCTTTTGCTGAATTTGTGCTCGGCTTAAGACCGTCGCTCGGGCTTTAGGCCGTTGCTTCGGCTTTGTGGCCGCGGGCGCTCTTTGAAAGATGTTCCGGACTCGTCGCGGCAGGCGCCAGCATGCCGATCTGAGCCGCCAGCTCGGGCGTGAGAGCCAGAACCGACCGTTCCTTCTGCTGTTCCGTTTGGACGCGGCACTCATGAACCCGCGCGGCCTGGTCCCGATGGAACTGTTCAATCTCCGCAGCAGTTGCGAGCCGATGCGTTCGTTCCGCAAGTCTGCGGGCTGCGGTTTCGGCATCTACCTCGCAGATTGCGCCCGCGTTGATGCCCTTCTCGGGGAGATCCTGGGACGTGATGAACGCGGTGGGGCCTTTGATGTGGGAGCGCATCTCTTGGACGCGGACCCAGTAGAGTTGGACGGTGTTCATGTTTTTCCTTGAGAGTCGATAGGCTCCCGGCTTTGAGACGGGCGCGTTTGAGGCCGCGCCCGTCCTTGGAAGTTGGCCTAGTCGCTTTGGACCTGGACGCCGAAATTGTTACGCAGAACCGCCGCGCCGTATAGCACGTCGACGGTGAACTGCTGAGCTAGCGTGTTGGGCTGATAGCTCATAACCACGCGCAGGCCGAAGTTGCCCATCTCGGCGTATTCGGCGATCGCGCCGGTCCCGGGGAGCGGCATGGGCAGCCGGCGGATCACTAGGCCGATCGCGTCTTTGGCGAAGGCCAGGTTGTAGGTGGTCGAAGACGGCTTCTGGACGTACTGCGAACGGAACACCAGGAAGTCCTTGATTTTGCCGTCGGCGTTAATCGAACCGCCGCCAGGGAGCACGCCGGTGATCTGCGCCGAGGGTTGGCCGGATGGTCCAACCGTCTGATAGTCGGTGAAGCGCGACAGTTGCCGGAGCTCGCTATAAGCGTTGCCCGAGACGACCATGCTCTTCACGGCGTCTTGCGGGACCAGCGCGTTAAACAACGTGGTCTCGGCCTTGTCCACCCGCGCTTCATCCATTGCGCTCGATCCGCCGGTAGGCGTGTTGTAGGTGAACAGCGAATAGAGCGACGCGATATCGGTCTCGATCTTGGTGGCGATCGCGATGATGGCGGGCTGCATGTAGGTCTTCACCAGATCGGGCACGGCGAGAACCTTGGTGACATCGGGAATCTGGAACGTGGCCTCGCAGTGCGTATTGAGCACGATCTGCGCGTTGCCGAGGTTCGGATTTTGCGTCTGCACGCTTCCGGCTTCGGCTATGTTGTTGGCGACGAGTGTGGGCGGGATCGGCACGTTCACGGTGTCGCCAGCTTGGGCGAGCACCGGCTCGTAATCGCGGTTAACGAGATTGCCGAACACCAATTTGCCGACCAGCGGAGCGAGCGCTTCGCTGGCGACGAGCTTCACAATGGCTTGCGCCACATTGGAGGAAGTGATTGCTGACATAGTAGGGTCCTAAAAACTCCTTTGGAGAAAATCCGAAATTTTGGGGTGCTGTGAAACGCTTACTGGCCGCTGAAGGCCTCGCGAGCCGCAGTTTCGACCTGTTTGTAGAGCGCCAATTTTTCTTCCGGCTTCATGGCCGCGAGCTTGGAGGGCGTGATGTCCTCGATCTGCGGCGCGCTGGCCCCGCCCGCCTGGCCCGGTTTGCCGGCTTGCGCCCCCGCTCCGCCCGAGCCTTGCGGCTTGAGCAGATAGGTGGCTTGGTTGGCCTGTTCCCGCACGTATTCGTCGAACAGCACGGGGCCGGTCTTGGTGTCGGCGACCAGATTGCCGTCCTGATCGCGCTTGATCGATCCGATGATGCCGTTGTAAAACAGCGTCCTTGCCGATTCGTCCCGGAAGGGGATCCCGTTCAGCACGTCCTTAACGGCAGCGGTCCGTTCGGTTTCCAGGCGCTGGGTGCGTTCGCTCTCGCGTTCGCCCTCGAGCTTGCTGGTCTTCTCGGTCAGTGCTTTGATCTGGCGTTGCAGCTGATGCAGTTCGGTATTGGCGGCGGGATCGACTTTCTTTGGATCTTTGGGATCGGCGGGATCCTTCGGATCGGCCGGATCGGCGGGGTCCGGCGGATCAGCTGCGGGCTTGGCGCCTTTGAGTTCTTTTACTTGCTTTGCGACCGCGTTGATGTCCTTGCGGAATTCACCGAGCAGGCCCTTGACGTCGCTGATGAATGCGCCCAGGTCGGGTGGCGCGGGTGGATCTTTGGCCGGATCGACCGGATCTTTCACTGGCATGTTGCTCCTTGGAACCCCCGTGCTGTTGTTGTTGAAGCCCCACGGCGGGCTGGCATAGAACTGGATGGAACACCCGTGATTACGCCCACGGCGGCGGCTTTTTTATTGGCGGCCTAACTTGAATGGGTCCGTCGTTGGCTCGGATTCGCGGCTCACCGGTAGGGGAAAGCGGCGTCCGATGCCCTGCGTCCAATTGCGGTCGCGGCGGATTTCCGGATTCCGGAACGTCCAGCACTCCCGCGTCGCCTCAATAAAACAGACCCAGTAAATATCGTGATCGCGGCCCTCATCGATGAGGAAGTACGCGATGGCGTCGCCGCGCGGCGTTTCAAGATAGAGCGGCGGATCGAGCTGCAGAATGACCGTGGCCATTCAGATCACCGGAGAGCTAATCGCGGTCCGAGCCGTCTGAAAGGCGCGCGCCTATATAGGCTGCTTCACCGAGTTTCGCGATCAGGTTGCGCTCGCGCAGGATGTGTTTGGCCTGGTGTTCGAGCTCGCCGATAGCGTGTTCGTAAACATCGGGCGTGTAATCGGCTTCAGACTGCCACGCCGCCGCGCGAAATCCGGCGAGAGTGTCATGCGCGACCGTAACCAGATCGAGCTCGCGCGCAAGCGTCGAATCGATCGTGTCGGAGGTGGTAACGACACCGGCGTTGTAGCTCGGAGCTTCCCCGAAATAAAGCAGCCGATCAACGAACTGGTCGAGATACTTCGCTGACCCCTTCTGCCAGCACTTCGCGTGTTTGGCGAGCCATTTGACTCCGAGCGCCTTAAGCCAGCGCGCGTCGACCGAGTATTGCGCGGCCAGGTGCGCCATCAGATTGCAGGAGCTCTCGAGATTGTCGATGACCTTTTGGTTCGCGGCTTCCACTTACTGTTCCTTTCGCACTCGCACCCGTTGGAGCCTGAAGCGCCTGACAAAGTCCTCGGGCATGAAACGCTCGCGCGGGATACACAGCAGCATGGCGCTGACGGTCTTACCGAACACGTTTACCTGGCAGCCCAGGAAGTTGCTCGGGTTGTAGAGCGGAGCGTAGTGCTGATAAATCCGGTAGCCGTGCGCCTCGATCCAGGGAATCAGGTTCGGATAGGCCTCGGGCTTGTCGTTTTCGACGTACAAAAACGGCCGCGTCCGCCGGATGGTTTGATCGGCGCCTTCGAGAATCTCTAGTTCCTGGCCATCCACGTCGATTTTGATCAGCGCGGGATCCACATCGAGCGAATCGATATTGCGCTGGCCGACCGTAAGCGGCGGCCCCGGTCCATTCCAACCTGGTGCGTGGATGTGTTCGAGTTCAATGTCGTTGATTTCGACCGAGCGGGCATCGGCTCCGAGCGCCTGGTGATAGGCCGAGACGTTTTTGTGCCGATACGTATTCCACTCGAGCAGACCGAAGTAGTTGCGCTGCGGTTCAAAAGCGTAAACCGCGCCCTCTGGTCCCACTGCGTCCGCGATCGCTACTGTCAGAGCGCCGATGTTGGCTCCCGCCTCGATGACCGTGTCGGCGGGAGCAAGCACCCCTCGGAGAAGTTCGGCCTCCGATTCTGAATATTCGCCATAAAGTCGCAGGGACCGGCCAACGTAGTGATCGTTGCGATGAAACCTGATCCAGCCGTAGCGGCCGGACGCTGTAAGCAACCGTGGCGGGGGAGCCAGCACCGACGCCGGGTTTAGGCCACTAAGCAGCGCACCAAGCTTGGCCGCATCGATCAGCGCCAGGCGGATCCGCTCGATCACGCCGGTCCAATCGCCTTGAATTGACTGGCGGAAGAGTTGGGCCGACGGATAGATGGGCGTATCCATTCCGTGAACTCCCCAGCGCGGGTCGCCCGACGCCCGCATCATTCCCCACACCCGCTTTCCCATCGCACCGGCCAGGTGCAGCAGCGCGGTGTCTACCGTGATCACGAGATCCAGGTTTGCGATCGCGGCCGCGGTATCGGCCAGATCGTGCGCGCGAAATGTCAGGCGGCTCAAGCCGTCGCCGGCTTGTGTCGCTGGTTCGCCCGCCTGGAGCGAGTAGAAATCGACGCCTTCGATATCAAGGAGCGGCGCGAGTTTGACAAAAGCGAGAGACCGCTCGCGGTCGCGCGCGTGCCTCGGATTGCCGGCCCAGCAGAGGCCAACACGGAGGCGGCCGTTATCGGGAATTACACTACGGAAATATTCAATCGATTCGGCGGGCGCTGTAATATACGGTGTCCGAGCACCAACCTCTTCGCACCGATACCGCAGCGAACACAGCCCGATCCAGTAATCGAAGTGAATGGGATCGGCCTCGTCGTGCGAGGTGATCACTCGACCGCTTGGAACCAGCGGCGCAAATAATCGCGCCAGTTCGGGATGCGTAAACAGAACCACATTCGCGCCTTCAAACTGGGCCGAGAGCAGGTACCGTACATGCTGGATCTGATCGCCCAAGCCCTGTTCGAGGCACACCAGGATCGTCTTACCGGTCAGGTCTTCGCCCTGCCATTCGGGCAGCTCGTCCAACTTCTCGGCTAATTCGAGACGCGAGGGACGGTATTCGTAATCGCGCAGTGCGTTCTCGATGTCGCCATGCATCAGTTCCACTTCATAGCGGGCAAAGCGCAGCTCGGGGCATTCAGGATCGATCGACAATCCGGCTTCGATGGTTTCGCGGGCTTCCTTGTCGAAGCCCATGAGCTGCTCGATGGCGGTCTTCTGGATAAAGGCCGGCAGAAATTCCGGATCGAGTTCGAGCGCCTGCCGGCAAAGATCGAGAGATCGCCCGGGTTCGCCCGCGCGCGTCAGGGCGTTCGCTCCATTAACGAGATAAACCGGATTGGGGTCCGCCGCGGCCGCGCGCCGAAAACACTCGGCAGCCTTGCCCCATTCGCTCCTGAGCAAGTGGATCCGCCCAAGACCGTTCAGCGCCCGCGCATCGTAAGGGTCGAGGTCGAGAGCCCAGCCATATACGCGCTCCGCATTATCGTCCTGCGGCTTTTTGGAAGCCAGCAGCGAAAGGAAATCCGCGATTTCTTTCCGATTGGGCAGCGCATTGTCTAAAGCGAAGTGCGCCTGAGCGAAGGGAACGAACACTAAGCGGCCGCGCCTTCTTCGGCACCCAAGACGCCCTTGGCGGTAGCGCGTTGAAATTGGGTTTGAAACATTTGCTGTTGGGCCTGCTCGGCCTGGTCTTTCGCTTCAGCTCGAGACGGAGCGGCCTCGATTTCAGTGACGACTTTGTTCTTGGTTGCGTCGTTGGCGTCGTCGAGCAATGACAGTGCGACGCGTTTATCCAGTTCGATTTCGAGCGTCTTCGACTTGTCCGTTACTCCCAAATCGATTACAGCCTGCGAGACCTGGATGTCTTGCAGCGCCGGGCGCGCTTCAAAGCGGAAGCCTTGCACGTCCGGATCTGAGGTTGTGCCCCCGCGCGCATCGCGAACATCGATCAGGACGCGCTGCATTCCCATTCGCAGATAGTCGCCGAGACCGTTGGCGACATCGGCGGCCGGCGCCATTTCCATCTCTTTCGAATAACCGGACGACCCGTCGGCCGAAGCCGAGGAGGATCTACCCTGCGCCTGCAGGTAGAAAGATCGATACACTTCCTGGCGCAGCGTGTCCACACGTTGCTGCGAAATGGCGTAGGATTTCCCTTCGGGTTCGGTCCACAGGAACTTCGCCTGCGGATCGGTCAGATGCAGGAAGCCAGCTTCGGACAATGTCATGGTCTTCATGTCCGGCTGACCGATGATCAGCGGCATTGCCAGATTCGACATGAAGAGCGCCCACATCAGCGTGTTCTCGCTGTTCAGATGATCCAGCAATTCTAAGAAAGCCCGGTTGGAAAGCCACAGCGTCGCCGGCACTTCTACCTTGCGGACCGGCACGCGGTTGGATTTCGAAAGCGCATGCGACCCGTAACCGGCCAGGTCGGCCGTCACCGGCTCTTGTCCGATCTCCTCGCCGTTGGCGTCGTACAGCTTGTAGGTGCCGTCCTTTTCCTGCTTGAGCTCGCCGCGCACTCGATATTCGTAATAGTTTTGCTGGTCGAAGATGTACCAGGTGTGCAGCGTCGATGGTTTACCGTCCCAGGTCTGCTGCTCCTGAATGATGGTCTTAATTACCACCCAGATCAGGTTTCCATAGCTGTCCTGGGACCAGTTGATGACCTGCACCGGCGTATAGCCGCACAGGTAGGGACGGTCCAGTCCTTTTTCCTGCTCCTCGGCGCGGCTCACAGGCGGGGCGTCGGCGCGCGGTTTGTCGATTAGCACATAAGCCGAGCGGTAAAGCAGTATCGAGAGCAGCACGCCCCGGAAGAAATCGATATAGCCTGTGCCGGCGTTGTCGGAATCGGCCAGGAAGTCGTCATAAAAGCCGTCGGAGCTTTTGACGTCGATGGTCGGATTCCGCTGGAACATCTTGGTGATGTACCAGCCGGTGACGTTGCCCAGGATGTTCTTATAGGTGAAGCGCCGGATGCGCTCCTGATAGACGTCGAACAGTTCCTTGGGCCGTTTGATCAGGAAGCCGTCGGCGGCGTTTTTGAGCCGCACGCCGCCTTCATGCAGCAGGTCGAGCTTCTCCCACATGTCGTGATAGAGAAGCCACTCGGGATGTTTGCGGTCGAGAAGCTCAACCGGAAGCTGCGCCGCCGGCATTCAAGATTATGCCGAGAGTTCCGGCGTACCAGGAGTATGGACCGGCGCCGCGTGCTCGTCAACGCGAGCGCTGGGTTCAATAGCGGGTGAACCAGCCGCGGTCAAACCGGCGCTCTCCGCCTCCAGCGCCTCCGCTTCATCGGACATATCCGACTGCAATGCGCCCAAAGCGCTCAAATGTCCCCGCGCGGCGATTGCCGTCGCCGGGTCGACGTGATTGAGATTCTGCGAAAGCAGAAACCGCAGGGCCTCCATAATGACAACGATTTCTTTCATGCGATGTACTCCGATCTGTAGCCGCCGGCCGGCCTTAACCCGCATTCGCTCTCGACGAAATAGCCGAGCGCGTCCGACAGGTGCGTAAGAGCGCCGTCGGATTTATCGAGGTCGGCGGAACCTTCTTTGAAAACTACGCGCTCTAAATCCCGAATCAGGTTCGTGCAGCGCGGGTCGATGAACATCCGGCATTGGTCCTGGGCGTTGCGCAGCATTGCGTTTACCGCCGCTACGCGATCACGGACCGCCGGAGCCTTGCTTTT